CACAACCGTTTCAAGTGAAAAGCAGTGTTGCCGCTGGTAAGGATCTTTTCTAATAGGCAGTCATATTGATAAACTAAAAAAGGAGAGCGTAAAGCTCTCCTTTTTTATTATATAATCTATGAATGTCAAATTAAAACAACTTTTAGAGGCACGCAAGAAAGCAAAAGGCGCGAAGTTCAAACAAACGTCAGCTACTAAAGCTCCTGGCGATGCATTTAATGCGCCTAAAAAAGGGCTATCCGGTGCAGGCCCTGAGGGAGCAAAAACCCCAGTCAAACCAAAAAGTACCGTTAAAGAATCAAGAGTGCCTGCATTTGGTGCTAGATTCAATCGTCTATTCGAGCAAACACTTACTGAGCATGAAAATATGCTCGCAGAAGAAGATGGTGAACTATACGCTGAATATGATATGATGTCAGACGACGATCAAGTCGATTCCGATCTTATTGGTGCTGAAGGAGAAGATGTGACAATTACCCTTGATAAAGAGACGGCTAAAAAGCTTCATGCATTGCTGGCTGCAGTCATTGGTGGTGAAGAAGATGGCGGAGAGGGTGAAGAAGAAGGGGGAGAAGATTATGGATTAGGTGAGAGCAAAGATGAGGAAGAAGAAGACGATGAAGAAGTCGTTGAAGAAGAAGGTCATTATAGCATGGGAGCTGCTAATCTCGCAGCCGGTGCTAAGCTTGCACAAACAAGTACAGACAAAGTTAAGTGCAAACAGGTGGCACGCCCAGGCAAAGCAAGCCCGACAAAATCATACGACAGTAGCGGCAAGCTTAGCGCCGTTGGTGCTGCTAAACCACAACCGTTTCAAGTGAAAAGCAGTGTTGCCGCTGGTAAGGATCTTTTCTAATAGGCAGTCATATTGATAAACTAAAAAAGGAGAGCGTAAAGCTCTCCTTTTTTATTCGAATGAAATCACCAATTTCTCGTTTAAGTATTTGCTTGTTTTATTCTTGCCAATATAAAACATTAGCTCTTGATATGGTTGCGTGTTTTTGACTGCTATCTTGTCTACGCTATAATCAAAAATTATCCCATTATCTGTAATGAATATATCAAACGGAATAGGTATCGGCAGAATCTCAATAGATGGTTTGGATGTCTTGATGTAGAGGTCAAACGAAAACGCATTTATCTTTGACAGCACAAATCTGCCTGTTTTGAATACGTTGGTTCCATTAATTGATAGCTTAATGGTTTTTTGGAAGTGCTGCTTTAACGCATTTTCGATTTTGTCTATTATCATGAGTTCATGAATCTTAATTTATCTTCAGGGCTTAGCGGCAACATATTTGAGTCAAAATAGTCCCAAAATTTTGCAACTTCGTCTTCTGTCGTTACTGGAATTTGTGTAATGATCGAAGATCCCTCTGCACCAAACAATCTATATTCTTGCCAGAGAATATCCCATGCAAGAATTAGATTGCGGGCTGCTGGTGTGAATTTTAATCCACCCCCACCACCACCTTCATATCGTAGTGTAATTTTACCTCGAGGGCTATTGAGTAGACTATTACTTGTTGTTATGAATGCTCTTCTAGTTGATGCTGCCCCTGGCTTTGGATTGCGCCTAATGAATTTGACCTCAAGTACATTAGTTTCCAGCAGATTGCTTAGTTCAGTGAGTGATGCCATATTTTATTGTTCCTCTTTGAGGCTTACTTTGCCGAATAGTCTATCCTCGTTAATATATCGAACTTCGACCCCCTTATGTTTGATGCCCGGAATCCCTCGATCATTAGGAAATAGAACCATATCTCCTACTTTGACATTGTCGCTGCATTTGGGTCCCTTGAGAATAATTTCTCCTACTCTCCACATGTTATAGGTAACACCTGGGTCTACCCACAGAGAGCCTCGCTTGACAAGACCTTCACCGTTATTATCTTTATAAGCAATTGCTAGTGTATCACCAAACAATTCACTGATTTCATAGTCTTCAGGAAGTGCGGAGCTACTGTATTTTTCTAAATTTTCCATATGGGTGATTTATGTTACTTTTTGTAGATGTCAAGATCTTTTACCTTAAAATCAATTCTTTCCAAATACAACCGAACTTCTCTTTCAGAAATTTCCATATTTTTGGCAATTAATTTTACAGTATCGTCGTCTTTGCTATTTTCCGCTTTTGCTTTCTTGATGTAGTTTAATTTACGAAATTTTACTCTCGGCAATGAGGTCATAAACGCATTATACCAATCTTGCTTATCAGCCAATGCCATCCAATATCTATTGGTAGTTTCGTTCAGAATGTATGTAACTTCTGGCGAATGCATTGATAGCCATCTTTGAATGAGAAACGGCACAAAGTCATTTTCTTCTTCGAGCAACTCTGGTTGTTTCGAATAAAGGATATTTTTAAGATAATCAAATAGCATTAGAGAATTGCCGTCTTTGAGGTTGCGACAAAAATGTCATCAATCATAACATAAAACTCATTAATGACATTATTTGTAAATTTCGTTAATTTATCACTATCTCCTAATACATCTCGTGTCGAGTAAGCGAATGCTGGTGCCTTTGCTCCTGCACTGATATTCACTGCTAAGTGTCCAAGACTTGCACCATTTACTTCATGACAAATAGAAACACTAGCCTTTCCTTTTGGAAGAACCAATGAATGATGGTCTGATACAAATTCGTTGTTAACCATAATGTCGTCTCCTTCGATAGATACTCCTGGCACTCCTTCTTCCCATAGAAGCTGTGCAACTTTCGCTGCGAACAATCGTTGGAAACTTACTCCACCAAACCTGCAGACGTTTGGAAGTTCCCAAACAAACTGAATGGCGTCCTCACTGTAAATGTAATCATTCTTGAGAGCATCTTCAAGGTCAACGAGATTATCTGTTACTTCCATTGATCCTCGAAATGCCATGATATTGCCAAGCGGATGTACATTCTTGCCAAAATATCTATAAGCAAATCTTTGATGAATCAGCGAGCCGTCGTATTGTGTAATTTCTTTGTTAAACATAATATAGTGGTGATGTTGTTAATTTGTTAATATATAGCGGGATGTCTTTAGAATCAATATATAATCCTTGATAGCGCCAAAATATTTTATCTCCTTTTGCCAAAATCTTTTCAGCAATTCGATTTTTGATTATTTCGACTGCATTATTGTGGGGTCTCCAATCGTTGAGCAATTCATCTGGATAGTCGTCGAGGATAAACTTCTTGTCTGTTACCTTATATCCCCTGCGAATAATTTCATCTTTTATTTCGACATGTCGCTTGTGCAGGTATAAAATCTTATCAGTCCAAAATAAAATATGTCCTTTCCCAAGCGTAAATTCGTTGGGTACTTTTGATTTCATTTTGAATTTATCTTTTCTCAACATGCCATCCACAATAAGCAATTCAGATTGCTCTGCGATTAAATGCTGATCTAATAGCATATTAGGCTCAATGCCAGCATTGCATCTCATGGAATAAAATAAAGAGGCTTGGTTTGATAACTGTGGACTTCGATGAATTCATTATCTTTAATTTCGTATACTACTCTAGGGTTGATGCTCTGACTACATCTATTTGTAGCTGTTGAAGAAAAATCCCCAGTCTCTGGATCCATGAATAGAGTATTATCCGAACGTGTAACAAAAAGCTGATTGGTTAAAATATTATACATCCAACAAGCCCACGTTCCTTTAAATTTTTCAAAACATTGAAAGCCATGGATATGCAATTGAAACGGGATTACACTACTATCTATTTCATATGTATGATTGTCTCGAATGTGTTCGGGAATAAGCTCTTTGTGGT